TGCTTCGCGGTTACCTGCCGCAACGATAATCACGTTGTCGGGCAGTTTGTACTGTCCTACACGACGATTGAGAATTAACTGATACGCTGCCGCTTGTACAGCAGGAGCAGCTGAGTTCATCTCGTCTAAGAACAAAACAATATGATCGTATTCAGCTGCCATAGCCTCGTCTGGCAGCTCTGCTGGAGCACCCCAAACCATTTTGTTAGCATTGCTATCAAAATACGGAATGCCTTTAATATCTGTCGGTTCCCAAAGTGACAAACGAATGTCAATTAGAAAACTATTAGGCAGACTATTTGTAATCTGCGCAACAATATCCGACTTACCAATACCTGGAGGACCCCACAAAAAGATCGGACGTTGTTTCTGCATTGCAACTCGCAGTGCATTTTTAGCTTTATTTGGATTAAGAGTACGTGCTTCTGACATGTGTATTCCTTTTTGTTTCAGTGCCTATACATAATTTATATAGTAATTGATATCAAAGGTCAACCTTTTTTCTTTAATTTTACCAAAAAACTTCCTGGATTGTGTCTTTCTTGTCTGTATTCTCTAATAAGTGGATGATTTTGTGCCCATGTAGGAAATTCACGCATCATTGCACCTTGTCCTGTTATTACTGTAACTTTTTTATAATTATCATAATATGCTCGTTCTATAGAACGTTTAAATTTGCGCCATCCTTCGTGTATGTGACATCCATGTAAATCAATTCTCATTACCTTGTCTCTTCATTGCTTTTGTAAGTCCATACTTACGTAAATCGCCACTAAAGAGAGTAAGTTCGACTGCTTTTTTTTCGTTTGTAACAGTAATACTTCTGTTTGTAAGATAGTAAGGACAGTCAATAAATTGATCTAAAAAGATAATAACTTGGGTTGTCATGGGCATATCACGTGGATATGGAATATCATATGTTTGTAGTTCTATTTTAGTAATAACATCCATGCCGTCGTCGGTAAGTCTAAGTCCACCAACATCTTTATTACGTGTGTTGTACCACCATATAGGCATCATTGCTTTTACATTTTGTTCGCTTGTGCTTTGTCCTAATTCTCGTAAAAATAATTTTGTGTATACAATTTTATTCATTTGAAATAGTTTCACCGTTAGTTAACTTTACAACAGTGAACAAATCAGTTTTAAACATTTGATTTAATTTTTTTGCTAGATTATGTGCATGACCAGGGTTTGAGAAACTTGTTTTTTTATACTTAGGACCGGGGTAGTTTGTTAAACCATTTGAACTTTTAAGATTAAAAGGCTCATTATTATAAAAAACAGCCCAAATTGCTTCAGCTGCTAAAATTTGTTCACATTTGTAAGTAGCTGGATTGGTATATTCCATTAGTATATTTGGCTTAGGTCTACTCATATGCGTCTCCGATTAACTACGCATATATTTATCCTTTTTATACGCCTTTAATTACCAATCCGAGCCTTTACTACCTAATTCTATTACAATATCTTCAATAGAACCGCCTGCGTTTTCTTTAACAAATTTTTCTAAATCGCCATTTAGTCTTGCTAAAACTATTCCTAAAGTAAATGCAAGATTTTTTGCAGTTGTAATATCAAGTTTAACCTCTCTAGCATTGCTACTATCTGCTGATTTTACTTTTTGGATAAATTGTTGTAATGGAATAGTATTAATTGGTTCTATTGACATGCTTTAGTTTTTCTTTCATTTCTAATTCAGTCTTAAAAGGCCCGATGTAATCATTACGTTCTATTGTAATCAGTTTTGGACAAAAACTTTTAAGCCAATTAACATTGAATTTGATTAAGTAAAATCCTGCACAATAAACACTTTTACTTTTTTCACTTTTAGTGAATAAAGGCAATTTTCTTTTAATATCAAACATACTATTATAAGGTAATCCTTTTGATGGATAACCATGTACTTCATATATTTCGTTTGAATTTTTGTTGTTAATTTGTTTTAAAATAAATTGCAAACCAACATGTTTTTTTAGCTGACGTTCGTTTGAGTAAACTTTAACATCGCCTTGTTTTGCAAGAATAAAGCCATCTTCGTTTTTACTCAATGTGCCTACTCTTTGTCCGTTATCTTCTACTATCCAAAATTTGTTTTCTAATACTGGTTTTGCTTTTACGCTCATGAATTATATCTCGCTTGTAATGGTTCAGCATAACTAGCTGCTTGATCTGCAATACGTTGTAAGTCCCAACGAGCACAAAATTTCATTAGACGCATGCCTACTTGACTTACATTTTTACTTTCTGCTTGATTAATTGTGTTATTTATTTCTTGTCTAATATTTTCAGGTTGTGCAGTCAAATCACAAAGTGTTACGTTACGATTGTAATCATCAAGTACACGATGCTCTATACCTTCATGATCTACCCAACGTTGTAGCATCATGTTATTCCAATTGTAACCTTTAGTTTCTTTATCAGCAAATGCTTCTAACAAACCTACTTTGTTCTTAGTGCCTTTCTTGCGTACACCTGGATAAGCACTAAACACATTATCGCTAGTGTCACCACGCATACATTTTTCAAATAACATAAAAGCAGGATCTGGTGACGCTTTAGGTTCTTTAGTTTTCTTATCCACAACATGACGACCTTTGTCGTCAAAGTATCCTTCATGGGTAATAGTTGTGTTACTAACACCATTATATTGCCGCACGTTAGGAGCAATCAATTGTGCAAAGTCGCCATCTGTACTAATAATTACATGATCGTCATCTGGATGATTTTGTATCCAGCCAGCAATAAGATCATCTGCTTCTAGTACAGGATTGTGTAATACAGTGCAGTTAGTCTTGTCTGTAACAAACTCTTTAAACTCATCAAAGATTTCCCAAAACACTTTATCTTCTTCTGCTTCACGTGGACTCATTGCATCGCGATGTTCTTTACGGTTGCGCTTATACGGCTCGTAAAAGTCTTTACGCCAACTGCGTCCTTCTAAGCAGAAAACAACGTGCGAACCATTAAAGTCCTGCCACGCTTTCTTAATACTGTTAAGGGTAATATGCATTGCCATGCCAACTTTAGTATCAATGTCGCCACGTACAACATGTCGAGCACGGAAGAATGTGTTAGCAGTGTCAATTAAAATATAAGTCATGATACTTCACTTTTGCCTTTGTCTATTGGTACTACATTAATATAACCGGCATTTCGTGATGTGTCAAGTCCTTCTTCCTGTAACATATTGTAAATAATATCACGGAACCAACGATCAACTATTTCTTCTTCTAAATCAGCTTCTGTACCATAACCGTTTTGGATTAATTCTTGAATAAAAAACTTGTTCCAATCTAACTCAAAAAACCCGTTTCTAATGTTTTCTTCATTAACTTGCATATCAAGAACGTTTACCCAAGGCTCACCACGTTTTGTTGCAGCAGCTTTGGGATCTGTTTTATCTAAAACAGCTAGTTCTTTTTCTTCAATTTCTTTTTCTTTAGCAGTTATACCTGTTATGTCTTTAAGCCACTTTTTCATTAGTATTCCACCGTTTGTTTTAGATACTGTATCTCAATAAGTTTAGATTCTGTATCATCGTTGTATCCATCGTGCAACCGATAGGATACTCCTTGTTTATATAATTTTACGTTTAACCTATTTACATCTTTAATAAGTGTATTAAGTTCTTTTATCATTTCGGCTACTTTTGGATCTTTCATAATTGCTTCCTTATCTTTTCGTATTCCTCTTCGCTTTTAATGCCTTTTGGAATACTATCTAAGTTTTCTTTAAGTGCCCCAGGCATTTCCGAATAGGCTAATGTGCAGTCTTGGCGAGAACCTCCACCCTCGTTCCATACAGAGGTTCGCCACCTCCTGTACGTTGAGAGTGTATTCTTCCGACCTACCCCCAAGCGGCATGAGATATACAGGAACGTCCACGCCTGCTTCACGATAGGTATCAACTGCTCTACCAACTTCATCAACATCGTCTTGATCAGCAACAACAAACTTAAAGTACATATCGCTGCCATCCACAAGGGAATACTCACGAGCAACATCAGGCTTAATAGCATCATCCCAAGACTCGCCCGAAACGGATAATTTCGGTGAGCAACTAAAAGTAAGTTGAATTCTTTCGTGACCATTGAGATAGTTGTAGAAGTCATCGTGTAGATGCTGTGTAGTGTTGGTTTCGATTGTAACATTTTTTAAATCCTGCATACCTGGGTGTTCAAATAGCTCAACATATAAACGCTGCCAAGCAAGTAATGGCTCGCCGCCTGTTAGAATAAGATGTACATCTTGTCCGTTATCCATAGTCCATTTGCCTTCTGGCAAAAGACTCAACAAGTGTTCTACTACTTCATCAATAGTGGCCAATTTGTTAAAGTCTTTAAACTCTGGATAGATACTTGCGTATGTATCGCAACCTGTATGTACAATAGGCAAGTCTTCAAACTTTTCTGTTTTTTCTACAATACCGTCATCCAACAATGCTTTTACTTCTGCATTGTAACGTTGGCCTTCTGCGTGTTGTTTCCAACGATCGCCTACGCTTTTATCAACACCAAAGTTCATACAACGAAAGTTACAACCAAAGGTGCGCAGGAACACACTTGGCACTCCTACAAACTTACCTTCGCCTTGTACTGAATAAAATGCTTCACTATATCTTAATTTCATTTGTATAACATCCTTGCACAAGTTAATACACTGTTTTCTTCTAAACAGTCACTCCATGTATGTACTGTGTACCAGCCAATAGATCCAAAGATAACAATAATAGCAATCAGATAACCTATAATTTTAATCCAATCGCTCATCTTGGTGCAAACTCCTGTTGTAGTTTGATGTTGTCAAAGAACTCTTTCTTTGTACCAGGATCTGTTTTGAACGCACCTTTTAACACACTTGTTTGTGTAAGACTACTGTGTGCCATAATGCCCCTATTTTCGCAGCAACCGTGTGTTGCTTGGATATAAACACCACAGTCTTTAGCACCTGTAACTTTCATAATCTCTTTGGCAATATCCATAGCAAGTTCTTCTTGTAGTGTACCACGTCTTGCACACCACTGTGCAATGCGTGTATACTTGCTAAGTCCAATCAGTTTATCAGCAGCAATAATACCAATATATGCTACACCTGTAACTGGTTGGTGGTGATGCGAACAAACACTTTTAAGTTCACTACGCACAACAAGCATACCGTCATAAGGATCATCAGTTTCATTTGGAAAACTTGTAGCATTTGGTTGTGGATAGTAACGTCCACGCATTAGTTCGTGGATATACATCTTTGCCAAACGTTTTGCAGTTTCGTTACTGTTTGGATCATTTTCTGTGTCAATGATAAGTGTATCTAGTACATCTTGGAACTTGTATGTTAATTCGTTTTGAATCTCTTGTAGTTCCCACTCACTGATGTGTTCGCTGATGTTATCATTAGCATAAAAACGCACGTTATTTTTTTGTAGTCTTTCACGTACAACTTGACTAACTTTTACTTCTTCTGTCATTTATATCTCCGAGTTATAGACGAGGATGTCATAAAAAATGGTACACTCATAGTTAAGTGTACCATATATTTAGGTTTTTGTCAAGCAAAATGTTTGTTTAACATTTCGATGCGATCTTCTGCTGCTGCCATTTTATCCAATTCTTCTTGGATAGCTTCAACAATATCGCTGTGCTCACCAATACCAACACTTTGATTCATATAAACCATAATGTTTGTTTTAGCACGTTCTAGCTCACCTTCGGCGTGCATACGTGCTGCTTTAATTAGTTGTTCACGCATCTTTGTTCTCCTTCTGTCTCTGTCTTTCTTCATACTGTGCTTTTTTCTCGAGGTA